GTAATTCAGTTAGCTTATCAGCATTATCTGGCGATATGTCATCCCCACAGATTTTAGCTTTTGATGATAATACTGCGACGCTGCTGATAAGCGATGGTAATTCAGTTAGCTTATCAGCATTATCTGGCGATATGTCATCCCCACAGATTTTAGCTTTTGATGATAATACTGCGACGCTGCTGATAAGCGATGGTAATTCAGTTAGCTTATCAGCATTATCTGGTAGCACGTATAAAGAGACTGACCCAATATTTTCAGCATTTCAACTATCAGGCGGTAATATAGCCGGGCCGTTAACTATTATTGGACCCTTATCTTCTAATGATTACCTAGGGGTAAATTCACTATCTAAAGAGTGGCAGCAGAATAGTCACGGTTTCGCTGTCGGTGAAATTATATATGGATCAGAAAACAACTGGGTGAAGAGTATAGCTGATGATTCTGGTCAGTCTGAAATGTCTGGTATAGTAACTGCAATTAAAGATGATAACACATTTACACTATCTTCAGATGGTTATATTAAAGGACTGACTGGATTAAGTGCAGATTCACTATATTTTTTATCTGATACTGTAGCAGGCTCTATGACTAGTGTAAAGCCAACAACCATAGGTTTTATTAATAAGGCGGTATTTTGGGCTACATCAGATAGTGGGGGATATATTAAGCATTATATTGGGGATGTTATTACCAGTATTAATGCAGAGACCGCAGCGGAATTATTAGTATTATTAGGGGTGCACCATCATAAGGTACAGACATATACCGGAGATTTACAACTAGTAACTACTACCCATGTAGATGTTGTAGGCTCAGATTATACAGTCACACCAAAACTATCAAATAGTAGAATTTTATATAATTTATCACTATCTATAAGCCCACAACCGCAAGAAGTGCTTAATAATAATACAGGTGGTGTCTGTCACTTTAAATGCTGGGTAGATGGGGTAGAGATTACAGCGTTTAGAAAAACTACTGAAACCTTCCCGGGCGATAATATGGTAAATGTCTCGTTTGTTTATGAAAATACCTCTTTAACTGAAAAGGATTTTAAATTAACATGTAGAGAGTATTCTACGACTCGGGAGATGCGACTACATACAACGAATGAGTGGGATGGTTCATTAGATGATCAACCGAGCGGTGCAGTATTAACGGTAACCGAATATGCTCCCTAATAATAAATAACTATAGTAATGCAAAGTGAAATTGACAAAGATATCGACTCTCTTCTGGATCTGTTTAGGAATCCGCCGGTAAACCCTCCTGGTGGAGATGTAGAGAATTATAAGGCAATCTTAGAGTTTAAGATAAAAAAATTATTAAGACAGAAGTTTGAAGATATTAATAGCTCTCTAGAGACTGATTTTCAATCTCTTATGGTACAACTTCGTCGTGGTTCTCAGATTGAAATGAAAAATACAGATAATAAGATGTCTGCTCAAAAGATGGCAATGGATCGGTTAGAGAATGATCCTAATCATTATACTAAACAGCCAGATATTAATGTACGGGAAAATTTTAATAGTAAAAATGATGCATTTAATAATATTAGTACGATAGCCGCCCTGCTTGAGAGAGAGGAGCTGGGCCTAGTTGAGACTATTAAGATTGGTGGAATTGACTCAGCAATTGAGGCCTTAATAGACTCAGGCAACGGAGCACATAATGTACTCCATGGGGTAGATATCGAAGATTCTGGGAATCAGGTATCATTTACTACTGTCGATGATATAAGAATGACAGTAGATAAAGTAGATAATATAACTATCCACGTCGGCGCAGGCAATGATGAGGAAAGACCTGTAGTAGAGTTTACAATTGAACTAGGTAGTAAGGTATATCCTTCTGTTTTATTTAGTATAGGAGATAGAACAGAAAATCAGCACCCAGTATTAATAGGTGCTGATTTTATAAGCCAGATCGATGCGCTAATCGATGTAAATAAAACTATGGTAACTACTATCTAATATCTTTTTTTGCAAATTCAATAAACTTATAAAATTCTACGCGACTCGTATCACCTTTATCTAAAAAGGTACCAGTCATTCTTGCAGTTCTCATAGTAGAGTTATGTTTAATTCCTCTATTCGAGCAGCAAGTATGATTCGCTTCGATTACTACTGCAACACCTTGATTATCTACACATATCTCATCAATAAATTTAGATATTTGAGAGGTCAAGGATTCTTGAACTTGGGGGCGGCGAGCAAACCAATCAACTACTCGATTTAACTTACTAAGACCTATAACCTTACCGCCAGCTGACGGTATATACCCAACGTGAGCAACGCCACTAAAGGGCATCCAGTGATGTGAGCATATAGATTTAAGATCAATGTTTGTTTGAGCGACTATACCATCATAATTATCAGTATTATCGAAAGCTGTAATTTTCGGACCATCGTGGAAGCAACCAGAGCATATATCATTAACAATTGCCTTTGCAAATCGCATCGGTGTATCTCTTGAGTTTGGGTCTTCTTCCCACTTAAATCCGAGACTTGACATAAACTCTCCAAAGTGACCGGAGGCTTCTTCTATTCGCTTTTGACGCTCTTTATCATCAAGAGGCATATTTTGATTGGCATATTTAATAAATTCCATATATATAATGATAGTATATAAAGTAGAAATTTAAAGGTTTTTTTTTGTTTTTTTTTCAATATAGCATAAATATATTTGTGAAGCAGTTTAATAAAATATTAAATTCCTATATTTCATCCCGTAAAGGTCTAATTAAGGTCAGGCTGAAGGTTGACCCTAGAAATAGAGAAGGGGTAGATTATAGGTCGTTTGATGGATATGAGGGATATATACTCAGAGAAGGTGAGAGTTATAATGTAATATTGTTAGAGACTGACCTTCCAGTTATGCGAGTCCCGTTCTCTATTGTCCAGATATCTAAGATAAGTGACCCTGATAAATTTGATCAGGTAAAATATGCTGCGATAAAGCAGCTAAAGTCTGAAAATAAATTAAGCGATCGTAAAGCTTGTGTAATTAAAAATTGTAAGAATATTGATTTTTTTGAGCAATATCTACGAGCAGAGGGTATGACAGATTTTGATATTAAAAATATATATAAAAAATCTCTTTTTAATATTAGCCTCTCTGAGAAGGTAAATTGGAATAATATAAGGAAGGTCGCTAAGGTTGCAGGTAAGGCAATAATTGCCCCGTCAGCTGTTATAGATGATGCTCTCGCTTCAACAACGTCCAAAAAAATAAAAGAAAGAGCAACAAATATATTTAAATCGCCTAATAATCAGACTGATGCATCGTCGAGCCGATCCTGGGGCCCTATTCATACTCAACAATTTGAAAGCTCATTAGTATCAGGTGAGTGGCATATAAATGATATATCGAGTGTAGGTAATATTAAAATATTTGAGAGAAAGATAGAGAATGCGACTGAATTACTCTTTATAACCTACGATAATAATAATATTTCTAATATTACTACAAATATATCTGCGGATATTATATCTCAATATGATCTCACCCGTCTTAATAAGATATTAAATACCTTTTCCCCTACATTAATTAACACTATTAGTAACAGTAGCAAAAATATAGTATCTTTATTGTAATATAAGTTGCCCATAAGGAAAACGACATTATATTATATATATACATTATGAGTTCATTTGAATCCACTAAGATCGTCGAATTAGGTTCTACAGCTTTCCGTCAATGGAAAGCGACTGATTCCCATTGCCAATTTTTACACGGATACCAGCTTAAGGCTAAGTTATGGTTTAGTGCGAGTACACTAGATGAAAACAATTGGGTAGTAGATTTTGGAGGTTTGGATTCAGTAAAGGAAGCATTAAAATCTTTATTTGACCATACTACATGTGTCGCTGCCGATGATCCAAACCTGGAGTTTTTTAGAGAGATGGCAGATAAAAAGATTATAGTACTTAATGTTTTTAATGAGGGAGTTGGTATTGAAAAATTTGCTGAGTATGTATTTAATCTGGTAGATACTATTATTAAATCTGCTACTAACGATAGGTGCCGGGTATCAAAGGTGGAAGTATTTGAACATGCTGAAAACTCAGCGATTTATAAACCTCAGAATTCACCATCAGAGGCTGCAGGCAGCGTATCAATTACTCAAGAAAAGTTAGTTGGTGTATTAGCTGAGTTAGCGGCTTCATTTCCGCAGAATTTAACATCACCTAAAGTAGATACTAAGTCGCCTCCTGAAGATTCTAAGAACCCTCAGGAAGCTATTGGTCATGCAATTGATGAGAGGTCTACTGCTGCTCCATTGTATTCAGATAGAACAAAGTCTCTTGCAGAGATACTTAGTACTTAAGTATTTTTAATACTCGTTAATACTTCGCATATATGTGCTAGTATCGGGTGTCTAACAATTTGCGAAGCATCGAATGTAAAGGAACCAATTCCTACATCATTCGATGCTTCTGTGTTAAACGCATTAAATACATCTTTGAAGCCAGATCGATTACCTATATCACTCTGTGTACAGTCGCCTAACAGCACGTATGATGAGCCTTTGCCGAATCTAGTTAGCACTGTCTCCAGTTCTGACACGGTCATATTTTGACACTCATCAACAATAACTAAACTGTTTCTAAACGTGAGACCCCTTGAGAGATTAACAGGAATACATCGTACAATCTTGGCCCTCATTATATGTTTTGTCTCCCCTGGGTCGAGTAACTCCTCTACCTTATCATAAAATGGTATTGACCAGGGTTGGAACTTATCTTCAACTGTACCGGGGAGATGGCCGAGTTTACTACTTGCTGACTCAACAACACTTCTTATATATACTATTTCTTCTACTATATTCTTTTTAATGCATAGAAGACCTGCTAATACTGCTATAAATGTCTTTGCACTACCTGCAGGGCCATTTACAATACTTACATATGTATCATCGCTTAATATATGCTCTAAAAAATCCTTATGAGGCCCCTCAATTTTATATGGATTAGTTATAGTATACTTATTACTCCACTGACGCTCTAAACTACTTTCGATTTCATCAGCTGCTTTTGCATTGCGATATTTTTTTGGCATACATATATTTATTCAAATTTATACCAAAAAAATGCAATATATAAAAACAGATATAATTAGTTATACATATTGTTGCTAACTATCAAAAGTTAGATAAATACATTATATGAGAATAGCCATATCAGGGACCGGGTGTCAGGGGAAGAGTACCTTTCAATTAGATTTTTTAGATAAGTGGCCGCAATATAAGGCCCCAAAAAAAACATATAGAGATGTTATAACGGAAAAAAACCTAGCTCATAGTACAAAGACTACAAAGATTACACAGAGATTCATACTAGACTTTATGGTAGAATCTATGAAGGGTTATACTGTAGATGATAATATAATCTATGATAGGTGCCCTTGGGATGCCTTGGTTTATTCAATGTGGGGATTATCTGACAGTACCTCTGATATAGATGAAGAGTTTATTGATGAAATAATCCCAATAGTCAGAGAATCTATGAGGGAGCTTGACCTTATATTTTTTATACCTATTTCAAAAGTTTCTCCGATTTTAATCGTAGAGGATGAGATGAGAGAGACAGAGGCAGAATATATAAATAGTATAGACAATATATTTAAAGACTTTTATAGGAGATATGCTCATCAGAGCTTTGAACCATTTTTTCCGCAAAATGATGTACCCGCTATTATAGAAATTTTTGGTTCTCGGACTGAGAGATTGCACATAGCTAATTTATATATTGATGTGGATGGTGATTCTATACCTGGTGATATGGATAGTCTTATAAAGGGAATGGAGGACCTTGTAAGTGATCACAAGGCTGAGCTATTTAAAACTTCTGGGATTATTACAACCTCCTAATTATAGAGCTACAGGAACTCTTGTTGGTTCATCAGCCTCATAGTTGACATCCCCTATATTAAAAATATCCTCTAAGTCTATTAACTCACAAGTTAACTGAACCGGCCAAGAGGTTCCATAATAGTGAGCAAAATCACCAACTGGTGGTTTTGGTATTGTTGATACATTTAAGGAACCATCACCGACCGAAATATTACCATCAGTTGAAACTCTTAGACCTACCGGAGAGGTTCTGCATATATTAAAAAAACCAAATATAGTAGATGTAATGGCAGTTTTTCCATATAGACCAGCTACTGGGACATGTTTTATATCACTGATAAGCATTGATCTAGATGGTGAATCATATTGATATAAATCGGTCATTATATTGCAGCCATATGCATCACCGACATATTGATTCGTTTGCTCATAATGCCGTTTCGGGTTTCTTACAGCAAATGTACTAACAGCTCTCACTCTATATGTACCTTTAGGTAACACTATTGCATTACTCAGTAATAGGCCACGTGCTTGCTTTTCCTCTTCTACTTCAACAGCATTAGCTGAAATATGATTTAAAGGCAGCGCAAAATTATTCTCTCTATTAATTACAAAATCTAAATTAGATTCAGGGTTAGTAGCATAATATGCTGCTACTGCACCCCTAAAAGGGAGACGTTGTATTATACTGCTTTGAATTAAGCTAAATCTCTTTCTTGTTAATGAAGCATTTTCTTTTGCAGCATCTACCTTTAAAGATAATTCAGTGCTATCATTTTTAAAAGTTAATTCTTTTAATGGTTTTTTATAAATACCATCTCCGGTTTCAATAGCTATATCGCCGGAAATATTTGTGCCCCCTGGTATATATGTTTTAGGTGGTAATTCATTACCTGAAATGTTTATAAACTTACTCATATTATATTTTATTAACGGATGTAATTACCCCTGTATTATCTACCCTAAAGGTATAATCAAACTTATCACCTACAGTCTTTTCCGAATCGTTTCTAACATACCCCCACCATCCTGATGTAAGCATTTGCAGCTTAGAATCTCTAATATCATAAGATTCGCTATTTATAGGAACTGCATCTAAGTCTAAATCTGGTAACTCTGATCTATATTTTGCAATATCACCAACATTCATAGTAGCTCCATCAGTACTACTAGGGTCACTAAAATATACTCTCGCGCCCCCTATTATAGAATCAAAAGTTTCACTATAGAAAAATAATAAAAATTTTATTGTAGATTGATCACCAGTAGGAGCTGACGGTGTATCCCCTACAGCATTTAATTTTGTTACCCAACCCGATTTATACATTAAATTTATTGACGCTGGATATTTAAATGATTGAGATCTCCTTAATTTAACAGAATCTTCTGTAGGCAATAATACATTTTCATTAGATAGCTTTTCAAGAATTAAAACACTCTGATTTATCTGCGTGGTATTAAAAAGAGTACGACCAGGTACAGCAGCAGAGAGAGTGTTACCTATAGACGTTGTATTCGCTCCTGGCATAAATGACCCTATGGTGCTAACAGTAACCCCATATTCCTCTATTTCATCTACATATATAAAACCATTTAAATTTAAGGTGACAGTAGATCCAGATTCTGTATATGTACAAACTGAGTCACCATTTATCACAAATCGTTTAGGTGATGTTAAATTATATAGCGATAAAAATGCCCATATATTTTCTCTTGCATCTATATCTGCCTGTGTTGGTAAAAGCGGTATATCTATTTGAGGGATCACATATGGTGAAATAGAGACGGTACATGTAATTTTATATGTACCTCTTGGTAGACATATAGTCCCCCTATTTATATAGTTTTTACATGGGGCACATTCACTAGTATCCAAACTCGATATATCTACATCAATATTACTTACAAAGATATCGTTAAATTTAATTATATTAAGAGGCCCTATTATTGTATTATCTTGAAATTTAGTCTCCTCATTAAATTCTGGAGTTCCAGCTGTACCAGAACTAGTTGTTGTGATTGTAGTGACCTTTTGATCTACCGTCGTTAGTCTCGCTGAACTATCCGCAGCGGCTTTAAGTATCTCTAGATTATTCTCTGACGTTTGGGCAATATATATTGAATCATCATATGCCTTATATACTATAGGGTTAAATGTAGTTTGATTCTCTCTGATATAAATATTATCAACTTTAAGTAGTTTTAGTCTGCCTGAATCCTCACTATCTAATATTAAAATATTATCTCTATCTGGTAAGATGCTATCTATAGGCTGGAGTTCCGATATGGATGGTATACTCATTTATTATATTTAAGTTATATACTCATTATAGTTTTGACCGTATGCAGATAAATTATTAATATAATCCTCAGGGTATAGTGAGCTAAACTCTGTAACAGTGTTATCTTGCAGTCTAAAGAAAGTATCAAAATCTATACCAGTCCCCCCAGCTAATAAATGTGGAGTACTTTTCTTTGTTATTAGACCATACCACCCATCGTTTAGGCATAATGCCTCTTCTTGTAGTATATCACCTTCATTATTATAATTTGATATATAACTATTACTGTTAATCTCGCCAAACCCCCCCTCCCCTATAAATTTATTTTTATTAGTACTATTTAGTATAGATACAGGAGTACGATTTTGAATACTCATATTTTTTGCAAACAGTTTACTACCTAGATTAATACTACCTAACATATCGGGGGAATACGCTTGTATATCGCCCCCCCACAAATTCCAATTACCTACTGAAGATGATATAGGAATAAACTCTGTACTATTAGAATTAGACCTTATAGGTGTTTGCATTGTATATCGCCTAGCGGTAGCCGCAATATAATAAAATCTCTCCTGGATAGAAGTCTCAAATATACTGAGAGTTGAATTTAAATCTTCTTTTTTTAACGATATTGACTCAATTACATCTTCCGGCTTATTTACAAAGTCTAAATTAGATCCTTGTAAATTAGCACGAGCTTGAGGGGTAGTATCAAAATTAGTATTTTTAGGTAAATTTAGCCAAGACCAGCTATTTATATAAAATAAAAAACCTGTGAACTTAAGAAAATCGACGGTTGTATCCACAGATCGATTGAGATTTATATAATTAACTTGTGCCATATACTACCATTTATTTATTGGACAACTTTCAGTCTGAACCATTAGTTTAAATTTAGTTGAGCACCCACATAATGTACATCTTCCAGTTCTACCTAAAGCTTCTGCATCCCACTTATCGCAATCCTTACATATAGCTAATCGTTCTGCTACCATAGCTTCTGATGATACAGAGAATCCATTGTTCAACCAATCACTCATACTTTTTGTAAAATTGTGTGCCATATCCTTACCGGATGGGTAATTATCATTACTATTAGCTAGTAGTATCGATTTGACTTTTCTTGATGCCCCTTTGAGAGTTACCCTTATATTTTCATTTTTAGGCTTTCTTATAGTCTTATGTTTATAAAATATTAATTCATCATAAAAATTAAAGTAAGATGCCTTTTCAATTTCGAATTTTCTTGCGTATATTCTTAATTTCCACCTATACTTGTATAATATATTTAAAAATTCACTAGAATCCTTAACTACTTCTTTATTAAAAATATCTATAACTCTACCATAGGCCGGTAACATAGTACCGTTATATATATTTCTACCTTTTGTAGCATATATAATATCTAAATCCTCACCCAGAGCTGGGAACTCGACCTTTAAATCTCTTATAAATTTTAATTTAAACCTAATGCCGTAAATAGCGGCTGGTATAGCTATCGTAATAGGTATATTTGTACCTGGTATTTTTCTAACCTTCATATTATCTATTCAATACACCCCAGATGGTATGTACCATCCGCTGCAGTATACCCATCTGCAGTCTTTGCATTAGGTAAAGGGCTGTTTAGTATAGCAACAATATCCACAAAATATCCCATCCACGGATACTTCCTTTTTATTAGTTCTTGATCCCATACCTCTTTTCCCCCGATTTCCTTCTCATACCATTTTTCATGATCTGTAACTTTACCATCCTCATCTATTATAGGTATTAGTAAATCCTTATTCCAAAAGTAGGCCTCTATAATCATACTCTCTCGTCGCATACAACAATTCCCAGAAGTTTCTAATACAGAGCTAGTACGACCACCAGTATTTTTACCATTACCAAATAGATCTCCTGCAACCTGAGCTCTATCAGGATCTCCTTCTGAATCCTTAATTATAGTTGCGAGTAGATTAGACTTCCACCATGCTCTCATAGATAAGAAGCCACTCTTAGTATTTGCTCGCTGCCAAAATTTAACTGCATCTAGCCCAGACCCAACTGTACTAGCAAGATTAGATGTATATACAAAAAAGTCACATTGTATTACATACTCCGCTAATTTGTATAATTTTGCAAAGTTACTCTCCGACCGTGACCCGATGTTTCCACTTTTTATATTATCTAAAAATGATTTTGATATATCTTTATTAATCCCTATATATTTATTTAATAAGGCTAGATTATCCATATCTTCTAGAAGTTCTACCAGAAGAACTTCTAGATTTTTATCATTTGCGACGGATAAATAATCAGTAAACGGTGTAATTAATAAAATTTTGATTTTAGGTATTATCTTATCCTCTAACTCAAATTCCTCTTTAGTCCTTTGACCTAGCTTTACATTATCCGCTAATTGATTCTCCCAATTATTATCTGCCTCGACCCTCGATGCCTCTATATTTAAACTACCCTCAATATAATTATCTATATATCGCTGCTTGAGAGTCTCGAGAGTTGGAGGTATATCAACCTGAAATAATTTTTCAGCCTCCTCATGCAGAGTCTTTCTTTTATCTGCATTTAGAGAATTTACTACTACAGGCTTTAATTTTTCAAAACCAGATATAGCATCTTTTACTCGCTTCTCTGGCTTTAAGTCATCAATTTTTGTACCATCTGGATTCACACTAGATTTATATTTTGAAGATCCAAAATCTTTAACATAGCAAGGGTATATCAGAGATACATTACATGTATATGTATCCCCAGTTGTATCATCATCGTATAGATGATTAAATTCCCCGTCACCCATATCGGGGTAAATATTAGGTAAATAGTAACCTAAATATACTTGATAATCAAATTCAGCTGATGCTGCATCATAAAACGGTGTACCTGGGGTTGGGGTCAGCCACCCACTAAAAGATGGCTGCGCGCATTTCGGCTTTTCTTCCTCACCCCCCTCACCGTCTGTTTCAGAATCTGTTTCAGATCCCTCAGCCTGACAAAACTTCTGGTTGGAATGAGGGCTACTCTGCATCGGGGGTACTGGGAATCCGTACGGTTTAGGTCCATTTCCTAAATCTCTACACATATCGCACATTTTATGCCCAGAATTGTTATTATTACTCTCTGGGCGATTTGCTTCGCAATTACTTTCTATACTCTCTATATAGGAATCATAATTTGACTTCCCAGACTGATCAGTCCCATCAAAGACATGCCACCCCCCCTCACCAGTTTCAGGGTTCTCATGCCAAGTTCTACCCATTAAATACGCACCGTCCCATATATCACCTTCCCATTCCCTATCCTCTTTCTCCTCAGCAGTACCCGGATCGAAGTGAAGAGATTGTATTAGTATCGGTTGAAGATTTCCACCTGCGCTAACATGAATTGTTTGAGCAGCATTAGCAGACTCATATTCACTATACCAAGCCCATCCAGGCAAATCTAAAGATCCAGCATCCCATCTACCTCGACCACCACCTATCCAGGAATTGCTGCACAAGTTTAAACTTCTACAGTCTTCCAACTCTGGAGATTTTTCTCTAGTTGGACCACCCGGTGATCCGCTCCCACCTCCACCTCCACCACCACCACCGCCACCGTTAGTGCTTCCGGAGCTGCTGGTAGATGTTCCAGGAATAAATATAGGATCAGCTATATTTACTACACCTGGAGCTGACGTTGTAGTATTTACTACAGTAGGTGGAAGTGGTGGTAGAGATGGAGGAGCAAGCGTGGTTGTTACGAGGGGCGTAAAGCCAGTCAATGTATCTAGTTCTCCTGAGGCAATATCAAATATTAATGGATCTGAATTAATTTTTTCAAATATTATTTGAATAGGGTTTAAAAAAGTGTCGGAAAAATCTCCGGCAGATTGATTATCAATGGACCCAATTATATATTCGCCAGCGGTTTTTGCTCTCAGCTTTAATATAGATGGGTTACATACTGATATATACCCATACATATAGCATGTTGATGTATAAGAGGTCTCGTCAATATTACCGCTTGTAGCTCTTTCAAATGACGGAGTACTATATAGTAATATTTCATTAGGTGTAGTCTCTTTAAATAGCTCTAAGACAATATATGCCTTATCACCATTACCGAATGATTTACCTCGAAGATCTACTCCTCCAGGTACTCCAGCTAGTGTAAACGTCCCTGTGCATTCGACCCTATAAACTCCTGGCGATAGTATAATTTCAGTTGAACTATATTCCCTAGCAATAGATTTACCCGTGGTCGCATTTTTTGATATAGGTAAATTGTTTGTCAGATCTACATTTTTAATTGTATTGACATGCTCTTCAAAAGGTATATCCGTCAATACGTGACCTGCGATGCCTATTGTATCTCCCTGAATATTTGATGGTACTTTATACTGTAAGGCTAAAATTTCTGGAGTTTCAAAAGACGAAAGTTTATTGTTTGTTGTAGTATTAATGTAAGAGGATAGAGAATCTATTGCCGTTAATAGCCCATTAATATTTATATCTGGAAAATTATTCGATGAAAATCTAAGGTCTCCAAACTCTACACGCACTGTACCCGAATCCTCTGTTTCTAATATAATTTCGTCAGAAATAGATATAATCTTATCTTTTGGGGGAAATGTATCTCTTAAATTTTCAGACATTACTAATAATTATTTATTTAGATAGTTGAAAAACGCCAACTAGATAGTATAATTAATTTATGAATAGTAAATTTGGCGTCGGCTTTATAACCTGCAATAGAGAATCCTTCATACATCGATCGATGGATTCTTTTTCAAATAGTATATTTGAACATGATTCTAAGGCAAGTAATGTAGTTGTAGTTAATGACGGAGACCCATTAGATAAAACAATAGCCTACGGAGATTTAATAGATAATCCCAATAATCTTGGTGTAGGTAAGAGTAAAAATATTGCAATAAAAGAGCTAATGGCTCGAGGGTATGATCATATTTTTATAATTGAAGATGACATTATACAAAAAGATAAATCAGTAAATGTTTTTGAAAAATATATGGATTGTAGTGATCAAACCGGCATTCAACACTTTATGTTTGGGTATCACGGACCCGCTAATAAGGGGAATGTATCAAAAGGGATCCCACAACCTAGATTGGTTGTTAAATATAATGAGAATTGCTCAGTATTACTTAATCTGCATTGTGTCGGTGCTTTTTGTCATTATACTAGAGAGTGTATAGAAGCAATTGGGATGTTTGACGAAGAATATAATAATGCATTTGAACATGTTGATCATTCATATAGAGCTGCTAAACATGGAATGATTCCAGGTTATTGGTGGTGGCCGGATATATCAAACAGTTATGATTATTTAGACGAGATTGAATGTAGTGAAAACAGTTCATCTATTAGACCTAGGGCAGACTGGGGAGAAAATATACAAAAAGGCGCAGTACATTTCCATAGAATGCACGGTTATCAACCCGCATGGGATAATTATGTACCAGATCAGTCTGAATATAAAATTAAAAATGCTCTTAAAGCCATTTTCAGTAATTATACAGTTGAAAAATAAAAAACGAAAAATAAATAACTTTATATGAATGAAAAACCTTGGAGCTGGCGAATTAACCATCAACATGAAAATGGCAATGTTGATGCACAAGTAATATCGAGTGATGAAAAATCGTCTCTTTATTTAAGTAATGTACAACCCGGCTTAGCAGAATCCGTTACATCTCTATTAGAGAGCTCCTTTAAGTGGGGGTATAGCGAAAATGAGCAAGTCAGCTCACCTGAAAAACAGGCAGAGCTACACGCCTCAATTGATGAATTTCTAGATGGTGGGGATAATGATTTAAAATTGTTGGAACAGGTTGAAGAGAATAATAGGCTCATAGAGCAAATAAAGGATCTGACTGCAGCGAAAGCAGCCGGTCACACTTCTGCACCTGGTGCAGATATAACAGATGTAACAGAAACTGTAGAACCAAAACCTGAACCAAAATCTATAAAATACAAAGCTAAGACAAAAGTAACCCCCGCTAAGGCTACCTCTTAAAATAGCTTATAATTATATATTATGCTAGATTTTAGCCGTATATCTTTTATTTGTCATGTTAGAGTTGATACATATCTACGTGAAAAAAATATTAGAACAATATACGACTATTATAATAAACATACAAATGGTGAGTGTGAGTTTATATTTGTAGAAGACGATAAATCTCCTTTGCTATCTAAAATATTACCCCCTCCTTCAAATAATATTACGATCGATTTTATTAAGAACGATTGTGAGGTACATAAATCATTTTGCTATAATAGGGGAGCTAAGTTAGCAACGAGGGAAATTTTTGTATTTTTAGATGTAGATGTAATATTAGACACTCGCTTATTATTTGAAACTATAAGCGAAGCTATAGAGAGAGGCAGCTTAGAATGCTTGATAGGGTATAACGGTATAGCTATATACTGCAATACTTCTGCTGAACAGGAATTCTTAAAATCTCTAGACATAGAGGATTTATACTCTAAAATAAATGACTTGCCATTAAAGACGATGGCTCAAAATCAATTTGCAACAGTAGGTAATACTCAAGCGGTTGGAGGTTGTTTATGTATGACCAGAGAATCATTTAAAAAAATAAATGGATTTAATCCTTTATTTAAAGGTTGGGGGTATGAGGATAATGAAATTATATCTAGAGCAAATAAGTTAGGTCTGCAGGTTTGTAAAAGCTCTATAGCGAATAATTACCTATTCCATCTCCAACATGAGACTGTGTCTATAGATAAGAGTAAACACAAATTCTATAAAAATAACGGCGACATTGTAAATAATGTAGAGTGTATGTCTCGAGAGGAATTAGAACAATATATTAAGAAATGGTAACTATAAATATTAGAGACAAAAACTTCGGAGGTGAGGAATCCTCATGTCATAAAGCTACGAATGATTATGTTAAGTGGGATTTCGGAAATAAAGCAATTTCTAATTCCTGCTTTATTACAGATATGTGCTTAGATGATGTACATAAGGCCTCAGGGGTAAAGCGAAAGATTGCTTGGATCTTAGAGCCACGAGCTATACACCCGCATATATATGATTGGATAGAGAAAAATAATAGACTTTTTGATTACGTATTAACATATGATACTTATTTAATTAATAAGGGAGAAAATTATATATATTACCCACATGGTCGATGTTGGATTACTAGGAAAAAATCTGAAAATGAATATTTTAAGATAGCAAACGGAAAAACAAAGATGTGTTCTATAATTGCCTCAGGTAAGAATGACACAGTCGGTCATAAGTTGCGGCATGAAGTTATTTTTAATAATTATTCAAATATAGATGTATTCGGTCATGGTTATAAAAGTGTAGAATTTAAAGAAGAAGCATTAGAGGATTATAGATTTTCAGTAACTATAGAGAATTCTAAACAGCCAGGGTACTGGACTGAAAAAATTGTAGATTGCTTTGCAACTCAAACTATTCCTATTTTTTGGGGTGATGAATCTGTATTTGATCACTTTGACTCATCTGGTATAATTACATTTAATACCATATATGGGCTAGAAGAAATATTAGACAATATAAATGAGAACGGGGAAGAGATATATCGCTCTATGCAGCCAGCGATCGCTCATAATTTAAAATGTGTAGAGCAATATAGAATACCAGAAGATTGGATTTATAAAAATTACAATTTTTTAATGAATTAAAATTTATGAATATTGGTATAATTGGTTTAGGGGCTGTAGGTACTGCAAATTCGAATGGATTTAAGCAGGTTGGTAATACAGTAAAAGAGCATGATATCAAGATGGGGACATCTATTACTGATATTATAAATACAGAACTAGTATTTATATGTGTGCCAACTCCCGCAGCAGAAGACGGCTCATGCGACGTTAGTATAGTGCATACAATTATTAATGATCTTAATGATCTTAAATATCAAGGCGTCATTGCAATTCGTAGTACATGTTATCCGGGATTTACACAATCAATTATAGATAAATATAAAGATCTCCATATTGCATTTGCTCCAGAATTTTTACGAGAGCGATTTGCCGATGAGGACTTCTTACACAATCATAATTTATTAGCGGTCGGTACTGAAGATGAAGAGATTTTTAATTTAATTACTCACGCACATTCATTTTTACCAAAAAATACTGTAAGGCTCACACCTACAGAAGCTGAATTATTAAAGTATTATAATAATGTATACGCCGCATCACGAGTTGTATTTGCAAATATAATGTATGAGCTTTGCTCCAAATTAAATTGTAATTATACGGAAATTAAAAATGCATATATAAAGACTGGTAAAGCAACCGATCTATATCTTGATGTAAATGATAATATGAGAGGGTATGGTGGAATGTGTTTACCTAAGGATACTAAAGCTATAGCTGATCTTTTATCGAAGCATAATTTAGACTTCGATTTAATTAAAGCGATCGATAGTGACAATTCGAAGCTCAAGACTACAGTATTCCCCGGGATGCGTTCATGAAAAATATACTTGTAACAGGTGCGGCTGGTTTTATGGGCAGCCATTTATGCGATCGCCTCCTTGCTGATGGTCATAATGTAATTGGTGTAGATAATTTATTCAGGGGTAGTATAAATAACTTACAGATGGGAAATCCTGCATTCGAATTAGATCAATGCGATTTATCATACGATAGTAGCAGATTGCATCTCCGACAGATTATCCAATCAGAAAAAATTGATACAGTATTTCATTATGCTGCAATCAATGGAACGGAATATTTTTATGATATACCGTATGAGGTTTTTAGGGATAATAATCAGATAACAAGAAATGTTCTAGGTGCATTAGCTGGTACGACTGTTAAAAAGTTTGTATATACATCCTCTTCTGAAGTTTATGGTGATGAGCCAATTATACCAACTCCAGAAACTAGTCCAATACTGCTTAATATATTTTCAGATAGAGACAGTTATGCTAGCTCGAAAGCTATGGGGGAATTTGATGTAAAATTTTCTTGTGAGAGGTCTAATATATCCTATGTTATTCTGAGACCATTTAATACATACGGGTCGAGAATGGTAGATACTAAATATGGTCAAGTTATTCCTGAATTTATTAAAAGAGTATCTGATGATGCGAAATTTACTATTATAGGGGACGGGACTCAGCAGAGAAGTTTCTGCCATATTAGTGATCATGTACGATTGGTAGTATCAGGTATTAATAAAATGCATAACGAGATTATAAATATTGGCAATCAAGAAATGATTACAATTAATAACTTAGCTGAGCGGATACATAAAATAGCCAATAGAGAATTTAAGCCGAAATATTTAACAGGGCGAGAATACGATACTCAACATAGACAGCCATGTATATCTAAAATAAATAAATTATATCCAGAGTATAAATTTGCCAATTTAGATAAAGAGCTTAATATATTATATAATGAACCTACTTATTAGTATACCAGTTGGAGACGCCTTTGATAAATTGTCTATATTAGAAATTAAAAGAGATCATGCAGATAATAATACTCCACAAAAAACGAATATAGAGAATGAGATTAATTCTCTCAGCGGTGATTTAAATCATTTATGGGAAGGTGGAGGTGATAGACTTCTCAATCTGTATGATGAGTTGAAATCGACTAATTTAGAGATGTGGGTCATTGAAGATTCTATTAGACTAAAGGAGAAAGCTAAACAATTTGATTCAGAGTTCATTCAGCTAGCTAGAGATGTATATTACACTAACGATAGACGGTGTAGAGAAAAAAATAAGATAAGTAAGTTAATGGGGAGCAATTTAGTTGAAGAGAAAATTTACGAAAGTTATGAGTAAAGTTTGTTTAATATATCAGCCAGCAGGTATAGGTGATATATTATTTTGCCAGGGAATTGCGAAGAATTTTGTAGATCGTGGATATAGAGTTATATTTCCAATTTTAAATCGGTTGATGTTTTTACAGGATTATATTAATAACCCCGGTGTAGAGTTTGTAGACGAAGCCTTAGAGTTTGAATATAAAGATAAGTATAATCAATCTATAGGGTCCTATAATGAAGATAATTTTTCATTTGTAAATACAGATACATCAACTAGCCAGATACCCTCAAATAGCCCTAATGGTATATATATAATGCCATCAAAATATGAACATATAGGTCTAAATTTTAGAGAGTGGTCATCGGGATTCAATCTAATACGAAATAAGGCTAGGGAGGATAAACTTTTCTATGACATTTTAAAGCTAACCGATAAAGATGAGTATGCAGTATGTAATAACAAGTACGGTACGCCACCAAACACTATTGAATACCCAATCCCAGAAATTGAATCTAAACGAAGAATAGTACATATGGAATTTATAGATGGTACTAATATTATGGACTGGTGTAAGGTGCTTGAACGGGCAAATGGTATAGTAACTGTGGATACCTGTATATTATATATTATGACGATGCTGAAAATAACACATTATGATATGTACTACTGCTATCTGCGACCTGGTTGGACTAAAGAGCAATATAATGAAATTACACCCTTTGCTTGGAAATATTTAAACTAATAAAGTTATGGGAGATTTAAGTATATTTGACTTATCACATATTAAGAATACTAATAATATAAATGTATTAGTAGAAACAGGCACATTTAAAGGTGACGGTACCTTGTTTGCAAAGTCTGTTTTTGATACAGTACACTCTATAGAGATAGATGAAGAGCTTTATAATGACGCTACCGAAAGATTTAAAGATGAGCCAAATATTAATATATATTTAGGAAATTCAGTAGACATATTACCTAGAGTATTACCCGCTATTACTGAAAATGTATTATTTTGGCTGGATGCTCACTTCCCAGGTGCAGATTGTCATAAAAAAGCATATGATAGTGAGTCGGATAAAGTAAAAAGAATTCCACTCACTGAAGAGTTAAAGCTAATCTGCTCCTTAAGATCTGGTAACGATGTAATTATTATAGATGATTTATGGTTATATGAGGATGGTCCGTTCGCATGGGGATCGTGGGATGATCACTCCGCAACGTGTGGGTTTAATGTTACTAGAGAAGACCTAATGAAGGGAGAGACTCTTGATGAGAGTATAGAATTGCTCTCCAATACGCATAATATCCGACGGCAGTACGACCATCAGGGATATCTCATCTGCACACCTATTATTTAATATGAAAGACAATCAAACAAAAACAGCTCTGGTATTAGGGGCAGGTGGATTCATCGGGAATCACCTTGTTAATAGATTAAAGGATGAAGGTTATTGGGTTCGGGGGGTAGATTTAGTACCACCAGAATATGAAAAAATATCCTCCGCAGATGAATTTATTATAGGTGATTTAAGAGATACCGGATTTACATCTGTATGTATGACCTCCCCAAATCAAATATCCAAGACTGCAGGAGGCTTTGATGAAGTATACCAATTAGCGGCTGATATGGGTGGCGCTGGGTATATATTTACTGGAGATCATGACGCAAATGTGATGCATAATTCTGCTACAGTTAATCTTAATGTAGCTCACCACTCAAATCTGCTGGGGGTAAAGAAATTATTTTACAGTAGCTCTGCATGTATGTATCCTGAGTATAATCAACTTGATCCTAATAACCCTAATTGCTCAGAAGATTCTGCATATCCAGCCGCTCCAGATTCAGAGTATGGATGGGAAAAACTGTTTAGTGAGCGACTGTATTTAGCTTATGCTAAAAACTATAAATTGAATGTAAGAATCGCGAGATTTCATAACATATACGGCCCTAAGGGTACATATAAGGGAGGGAGAGAAAAGGCTCCGGCTGCAATATGCAGAAAGGTAATTACTGCTACAGATACTATCGAGATTTGGGGTGACGGGAAACAAACTAGATCATTTTTATATATAGACGAATGTATTGAAGCTATTCGAAGAATTATGGAGAGTGAGGTAACGGAACCACTCAATGTTGGCTCGGATGAAATGGTAACAATAAATGAATTAGTAAATATAGCTGAGACCGTAGAAGGTAAACAGTTACGTAGAGAATATAAACTAGACGCACCACGGGGAGTAGCTGGTAGAAATTCCTGCAATAAACTAATTATGGAAAAACTTGGTTGGGCCCCAAACTTTTCGCTTGAAAAAGGTATAGGTATAACCTATAATTGGATAAAGAACCAATTATGAAATTAACAAATATTCCAGTATATGACGGAGAAATGATCCACGATCGCTTTGCGTATAAATACTTCCGAGAAAATACATCACCGTTAGGCAATATTGTAGCTTTTAGAGCTCCAATGGATGTACCCGTACATAATATGATTGATCTGGAGGATGTGCTTGAAGAGGATACTATTACTAGTAGAGATGCCATTAATTTTTGTTGGGAAATACCCAACCTTTGCGCACTCGGCGCTGTAGCATTTCAAAGATTATTTAATACTCATATAGCATCAATTTTATCTTCTAAAATAATAAATAAGCCTATTGCTGTAGATGGTGATGACCTAATGGTTCCAGAAAAGTTTACAGGGCATGACGGCGTTCAATATGACGAAGGTAAGTGTAGTGTTTCTATTACATACTCAAAATACGACGTCGCATTAGGACATACGGGTATTAATGTTGTTGCTGGTACAAAGGCACCAGGATTTGCATATTCTACTAATATGAATGATGAGCAATGTGAAGAATTTATGCGTCTATGTATTGAGCAGTTTTACTTTATTTTAGGAGGCCTTTTTACTGCTACGACTAAAATTATAATAAAATGACCATATTTAATATTTTAAATTCTATATTATTTTCTAAAAAATATATAGATTTAAATCAGGACGACGAATCGCAGTTTAATTGTTATATGGTTAATAGATGGATGTCTATGTACTCTATAGATATGGTATCTATTATTAATGATACATCAAATAGATATGGACATATAATAAAAACCAAAAGAGATCAATTCAATTGGCTCTATAATTTCTTCCCCCGCCTCCGTTTTAAGAGGATATCTTATATTAAAAAAGCAAAGGCAGCTGAAGATCAAGATAACTCTATCTCAAATGATGAGTTATTATTTCTTGCAAAAAATATGGAAATAAGTTCTAGAGAGTTGAGAGATTATAGATCCTTAGGGTTAATTAGTTGATATTTTTGAAAAAACCGATAATTATATTATATGAGAGAATCCATTGATAAATTAATACCAGAGAGAGGCTTAATCCAATTATCTGCCGAAACTTCGATCGATTTTAATATCGACGATTTTCAACTATCACGACTTAACGGTGATGTACTATTATGCGAGTATATAGATATTACAGAAGATGGTGATAGTATCTATAGAAACGGTCTACATGTACCAATTCATAGCCAGACAAAAGCCTGGAGGAAAGCGAGAGTTGTACTTACCGGTCAAGATACTCAATGGTCAAGTGTAGGGGATGTTGTTATATTCCCGAACAACTTTGGAGTGGAAGTACATAAAATGGACGTGAAGGGTCACGGGTCGTTAAAGCATGGGGTATTTCTGAACGAGTCGCGTATATTTGGTGCATGCGAAGCAAAGGCATCATCTAAGGTGAAAAGTAAGGTTAAAGCTTAATATTATAATTAATGAAAATAGCTAGGGCAAGTTTACAATCTCTACTACTACAAAATGTAGCAGAGATTAGATTTAGACGACGAACTATGGATTCCATTAGATCACCATATAGAACTATGCTGTGTACTAACAGTAATGAGATTTTATATGGAGTAAATGGTAGAACAACTCTAAATTTTAAGCCACCGAAAAAAGCTATAAAATATATACCAGCTGCAAAAAATATAGTACTTACTTGGGACTTATTAATGCAAGAGTTTAGGGCAGTATCTATGGAGGATTGCGAGGTTATTAATAAATATCCAGCCACCGACGAATTTTGGAAGATGTTTAATGAGAAATTTTTTATAATGTCCCCTGAACAAAAACTTTTATATATGAACGCATGATTAATTCTTTTTCTCTTAATGGAATGATTAACACCGAGAAGCTGGAAAAGAAGTTGGAGCACTTATTGCAGCGCGAAGTTAGATTTGAAGTAAACGGGAAGGTATTACGGCGAGGGAAGCTCCAGATATATCAGGTGAAAGATTTTTATATAAATTTTACAATTATTAATGATCGGGGCGATATTAAGAAATATGATGTACCGTATCCATTCGCAATAAATATAACCGAAGATAGCGCATTTTTAAGCTACACTTTAGAGCATTTAGCGTGCGGTAATAAAATGCTACATCATAGGCTTAAGTGTGTTAATAAAATTAAGAAAAATAAATTATATAATAGTATTTTAAAAATTATACCTGATATTTAAAGTACTATTTAGATTGACTTATCTATTTTATTTCCTATAATATAATAGATGACAATCTTAAAGGACTTCCCTGATGGCTTTCAGCCACGACCTATTCAAATTAAGCTTTTAAATGATATTGAAAAAGCTTTTAAGGAGTATAATATTGTTATTTGTTCTGCTCCTACTGGTACAGGTAAATCTTTCTTAGCGAAAACTCTGAGTAATTCAGGAGTTGAAGTAGATAATGATTTTGTAGATAGTGTAAACTCATACAGCGCGTATACCAATACCGGGACAAAATCACAATATCAAGGCACTGCCTGCTTAACTATAACAAAAGCCCTTCAGGAGCAATATAAAGAGCTATTTACTGACGGTGAATCGCTGAAGGGTAAAAGTAACTACCAATGCAAGGTAGATCCAAATGTAGATGTAGAGTTAGGGCCATGTGTATGTCTACCCAAGATAAAAAAAGATTGCTGGAGTAATGATATCTGCCCATATTTTTCTCAACGTAATAGATCCCTAACAAGTAAGTTTTCGATATATAATTACAATATGTTTATGGCATTGCCTGATCATCTTAAGAATCAGGAGTATATAATATGCGATGAAGCTAGTGAAATAGAGGATCAATTAGTACAACATTTTTCACTATCATTAAATTCTAAGACTTTAAAATATCTTGAGATACCATCCCCAGAGCTCCCTAAGATCACAAACTATAAAAATTTCTACGATTGGCTAGTAACACTTGAAGCAGATATTGTAGATAGCTTAGATAAATACAAAGTTATAGTTCAATCAAATACAAAAACAGAATCAGCAGTTTCTAAATATAGAGCCTTGCTGAGGATGAGTGATAAGATAAATTTAATTATAAACTCCTGGAGCGAGTGTGAGTATGTGCTATCTATTACTGAGGGTAATCTTAATATTGTACCATTGTATGTATCAGCCTTAAGCTCTGAGATATTTAAATATGGTAAAAAAATATTATTAATGTCTGCTACTATTATTGACCCTCAACATTTTGCAAAGTCTCTAGGTATTGAACGATATAAATTTGTTGAGGCTAAGTCTACTTTTCTTAGTGAGAAGTCCCCTATTCATATCTCTAATAAATTTAAATTAAATTATAAAAACCTCCAAGCTAATCTACCGAAGGTAACAAAAGCAATCCAAGATATATGTGATTTTCATGGAGAAGAAAAAGGCGCTATTCATACTCACACTGGGAGAATTACAGACTATTTACGTGATAATTTACTAGGTGATCGTTTTCTATTCAGATTTCAAGATAACAATAATGAAAAACTAATTTTATCTCATACATTATCAGAGCTACCAACTGTAGTTGTCAGCCCGTCGATTACACATGGTGTTGATTTTAAGGATGATTTAGCCAGATTTCAGATTATAGTAAAATTACCATATCTACCGCTTGGAGATGCACGTGTCAAAGCGTTGTTTGAGGTTGATAGTGATTGGTATACAAACAAGATGCTAAGTACGTTAGTACAGTCCTCTGGAAGAGGTAGTAGAAGTCAAGATGATTGGTGTACTACATATATATTAGATGGTACAGCCGCCGCCGTAATTAATAGATCGAAAAACAAAATCCCAGAATCATTCCTAGAACGGATTCATTAACTAAATATAAGTAGTGAAAAATAGAGCATTTCATTGGGAGACAAAAGATATAATTGCGCAATTCATTGCGGCTTTTGATGATGTAGTAATCGGCAGGTATAATAGAGATAGAGAAGAGAGGGATACAATAGCGGTTGCATATGTGTATTCCCCTAAGCGTCGAGTAATTCATGACCTAGAAAATAGATCGCAAAATTTAAATTTACCCATAGTCGCTGTAACTATGGGAGGTATTACTAGAAATGCATCTCGTTCCTTTAATAAGGCTGAAGGTTTTACATACCCTAATACGAGATACCCCGGGCAGAATGCAACATCATCTGCAAGAATTCCTCCCGCGGTGCCTATAGATATTGATGTTAATATGTCTATATTGACGTCATATCAGTCTGATCTTGATCAAATTGTAAGTAACTTTGCTGCTTACGCGAACCCATATATAATGATATCATGGAAGGTACCAGAAGCAATGGGCCTACCAGCAGGAATGATTATAAACTCGAAGGTTGAGTGGTCTGGATCTACCACGTTTGATTACCCCGTGGATATAAATCACGCTTCAAGATCAGTAATTACAGCGGATACTTCCTTTAGAATAGAAGGTTGGTTATTTAAAGAAGAGGTAGATCCGCTAAATCATATATATTATATAGAATCTAATTTCCATAGTAACAACTCATTATCTGCAGGCAATTATATTACATACGATAGTTATAATACATTATCTGGAAGTAATTCAGTATTAGATACTATAACATTGTCAGGGACACCAACTATAACAAACGCTTATTTCCGTCCGGAAGATAGATCAAAGGCAATTAATATAACTAATACTAATTACACTATTAGTACCCCTGGTAGTATAGTTTTATATGGTACGAGATTCGAGGAAATAGATTATGTAATGCTTAGTGGTGGTAATAATTTTTATGGCAACAATACATCCCTTTCTGGGTTTGATTATTTCCCAGATTTAACAGCAGCGATAATACCATTGAGTTCATATAGGGTTGTAACCGATAATATTTTAGAAATTGATATAGTTAACGAATTAAATAATTCAGGTAAATTTGATATAGTTGTAGTTACGCCAGCTGGCTGGTTTACATCATACGAAAGTATAGCTGGTCATTTCATAAAACCCTAATAAATATATAATAGATGGCTAAGAATTTTACTGGATCAGGAAAAGAATCAACTTTCGGTCGCAACTTAATGAATTATGTTGCAGCAAAACTACCATACTCTGGGTATAGTGCAATAGACCTCACATCAGAGACAAACCCAAAATTTAAATATTTTGAAAATATGGGGTCACGGAGAGCAGAAGTTCTCTCTAAACATTCAATCTCACAATCTAATGATTATAATGAGCAAGGTGTAGGCGAAATTGGTGCTGATAGTAACTTTAGCGAGATGATGTACGCTAATGTACAGAAGGATAAAGATTCCAGAATACAAGATTATAGAGTAATGGCCGCCTTTGCGGAGGTTTCTGATGCATTAGATGAGATTTGTGATGAGATAATCAACATAGATGATCAGGGTGAGATAGTTAAGTTGCATATCGATAATAGATTAGAGACTGAGCTCAGCGCTGAGTTAAAAACTCAGTTAACTGATGAATTTCATAAGTACATTCAGTACTACGAGTTAGATGATAAAGGTTGGAATTATTTCCGAGACGTATTAATCGAAGGGGAAGTATATTTTGAGCATATTATGCACTCAAAGCACCCAGCTGAAGGGGTGTTAGGTATTGTAAGAGTCCCATCTGAATTAATAGACCCTATTTATACTAATATACAAAATATGTTAATAAAGGGCTTCTTATATCGAAAGCCTATTATGGAGCCAGATAAATTAATTCAGGGTGAAGACTTCGAATTTATACCTCTTGACTCTAATCAGATTGTTTATTCGGATAGTGGTATTTGGAATGAAAATAAATCTATTAAGATGCCCTTTATTGAAAATGCCAGAAGAGCATATAGACAATTATCTCTAATTGAGGATGCTATACTTATATATAGATTAGTCAGAGCGCCTGAACGGTTAGTATTTAATGTAGATGTCGGTACTATGTCACCGCCTAAAGCTGAGCAGTACCTTAGAAAGCTAATGTCGCAATATTGGTCCACAAAAACATTTGATGGCAATCAAGGCGATATTGTTAATAAATTTAACCCACAATCGATGCTAGATGCTTTCTGGTTTGCAAAAAGAGCTGGATCCGAAGGTACAGAGGTCAGTCAGTTAGAGGGAGGTGCTAATTTAGGTGAGTTAGCTGACTTAATGTATTTTGTTAAGAAATTATATAAAGCTCTTAAGGTACCTACCAACAGATTAGAAGCAGAATCTACATTAACAGATTCAAGTGCGATGCTTAGAGAGGAATTAAAATTCGCAAAGTTTGTTGTTAGGTTGCAGAGAAAATTTGCAGGTGGGTTAAAGCTGGGATTTATAACTCATTTAAAAATGATCGGAGCCTGGAAGGATTTAGATATGAAGGAGCATGATATATTCCTCGAGTTCAACCCCCCTTCAAACTTCTATGAGCTACGTGAAGCTCAAAAATTAGGAATAAAAGCTGATAACTACAATAATATGGCCAGCTCGGAACTGGTATCTCCTACCTATTGTCAGAAAAAATATCTCGGTTGGGATGATAGGGATATACTTGCAAACCGAAGTTATATGAGAGCCGATGCCTCATTTACATGGGAGAAGCAACAGATTGAATCATTAGGGCCCGACTGGGAGAAGCAAATTGCTGCTCAGGCTGACCAATTGGCTGGAGAAGAACCGATGGGTGATATGGGTATGGGTGGTGGAGATCTAGGAGCAGGAGGACCACCTGCTTTTGGAGGTGGTCCTGGCAATCTAGATTCAGATGATGCTATAGTAGACGAACCTATATCGGGTGAGGTCGAAACAGTAGAGGCTCCAGAGTTGTAGTATTTACCATCAAAGAGTCACTGTTACATTAAATAGATATAACAATGGCTTGTAATATTACACCGGTATCTGCGTTCCAGACAACAAATCTAAATAATAAGATTGATACATTCAATCGATTAGCAGATAGAATTGTTCGATCTTTAGGAGCGCCTCTCGTTCAAGTTGAACTACATCAAGATCAATTATTTGAAAATATCTCTATTGCGGCTGAGATGTTTTCAAAATTTGCTGGTTATACGGAAGAGTATTTGGTATTTGACTCTAATTTATATGAAGCAAATGTAGGCTTACGGTTAGATCATTTGTTTACATTAACTAATCCTACATTAACTATCCAGGATAAAGTGGATAATAAAATAACTGCTCCTGAAGCAGGATATTACTTTGAAGATAGATCTACTATGTATATAGCTACTTCTACAATACCCGCTACTACATTTTCCAGCGTATCGGCTCTGAGTGCGATATTTGATGAGGGTATATTTCAACATCAAATATTTGACGATTTGACATATACTAGTGTTATTACAGCTTTTGCTGCTACACCTAGTACTAGTACTATACCGATATCGTCTCACTTTATAGAATCATATGTAACAAAAAGAACAAGATCTGGAGATGAGATAACTCCAGATTCTGAAACCCGCTCTAATAATATGTTCGATTATGATCTTCTAGATTATAGAAAAGTTATTGCTGTCAGTAACTTCGAGGAAGGTTCTTCTACTGGCATAAATACTCTATTTACAATAGAGCAGACTATGGCGCAACAAACATATTTTTCTTATGCTATGGGTAATAATGGTTTCGATCTAGTATCTTGGTATACTTTAAAGGAGTGGATGGAAATGAGAGAAAAATTATTAGCATTAAAAAGATCATTTAAATTTGATGAAAGAACTCAAATTCTCCAAATATACCCCGAGCCTAAAAATACGAGATTTTACGGAGTTATCTCCTGTTATGTCGAAAGACCTATCAGAGATATTATCAAAGAACAATGGGTATATCAATATGCACTAGCTTTATGTAAGATAACTTTAGGGCAAGTTAGAGGTAAATTTGGTAATATAACTCTCTTCGGGGGTCAGACATTTAATGCTACTGACATAATGACTGCTGGAATCTCAGAAAAAGAAACTCTAGAGACTAAGTTGTATGAAGGCGCATCTCCGGGGTTTGGAGACGCAGATCCAATTTGCTTTCTTGTTGGTTAATATTTTATTGTTTGTAATATTTACACTATGATATAAATACTATGGTATATACTAAAAAATTATTATGATAGGAAATGAAGATACAAAATTAATGATGGAGGCTTGGAAGAAGTATAAGGACGAATGTGAGGAAACATCATCTAATACCCTACTCTCAAAGGCTACTGTAGATCCAAAATCTTACGAATTGAGACTAATGAAGATGTATGGGTTGGATTGGGACGATATACAAGAGGAGTGGGATGAATATGTGGGGTTTATATATCCCATAGATGAAGTGGGAGTAGTTGAGTCAGTTCCGGAAGAGGTCACTGGTAGAGACTTAAAGCAGTTGATTAATATATTCCAATCCGATGCTCCAGAGAATATAGATACAAATTAAATAAAATTATGCACAATAATGACGTAGAATTAATATGGGAAGCTTTATCATCCTCACAATATGCTGGTACAATGGCATCTCTAATGAGCACACCTTGTGAGTTTACGATTGAAATAAGTTATACCCCAGACATGGACTATGATGGGAATGAAATTTCCAGAGTAGAGGGTAATCTATTTAAAGGTGATGAATTTTTAGAGAGATTATATGGATCTGAACTTGAAGACGCTATAGATAAATTAGAGTCTGAGTGCCCAGATAATATTATTGATAGGGACTCTCAAAATGCGATCGCTGGCAGAACTACTTATTAATGGTAACATTCAGGCAATATATTATGGGACCGATTAATGAATCATGCAGCTCTCCTGCTTTCTTTAGAGCAAAAAAGTTATTACTATCTGCTTTACCTTATATCCCTAGAAAATTTAACAAAAAAGTAAAGATTTGGGAAGATACTCTAAACTCCCCTAAACTAGTAAGGTCGAAGATCAATATACATTATATAGCAGCAGATATAATAGATACTTTAGGCCCAGGTACTCGTCGAGTTTTTCCAAAGATAATAGGGAATGATATATATACTTTAGCAAGAGCAGTATCTTCTAAATACAAGCCACGGCCAAAGACTGACCCTGATAATGATGCCTAAGAAAAGAAAAAAGCCATCTACACAATATAAGCAAGGTATATTTAAACCAAAAAATTCTGATAAATTTGATGGCACAGCTGCAAAATATAGAAGCTCATATGAATTAAAATTTTTTAGATGGTGTGATGATAATATAAATGTACAAAAGTGGGGATCGGAAAATGTAGTAGTCCCTTATTTGAACCCACTTACTAATAAAGTTTCTCGGTATTTTGTAGATAATTTTATAGTCTTAACGGAAGGGTGTAATACAAAAAAATATCTTATAGAAATTAAGCCAAAACGCCAAACAAGGCCACCATGTGTAAATAGATATAGGAATAATAAAAACCTCATATATGAAACAAACATGTGGGAGCAAAATCAGGCGAAGTGGTCTGCTGCAGATAAATGGGCTAAAAAACACGGTGCAGAATTTATCATATTAACTGAAAAGGAACTTTTTAATAAATAATTATAATTATTATTTTTAATTAACGGTAGTTAATAATGATTTATACTAAATATAAATATTATAAACGATACCGATACAGACCTTATATATGAAGCGTATGCCGATAGATTGTTAACTGAAGGGTTAATCGATAAATTACAAGCTGCATTAGATGTTGCAGGTCTAGAGCCTACTATAGGTACTGGTGCAGATGCCGTCAATACTGCAATATCAGCCTTGAGAGCGATAGCAGCAAAAGAGCCAGATGATCGTAATAAGCATATAATTAATGCTGGTATATCTGCGATATCTCTTATACCATTTGGAGATGTAGCAAAGATGTTAAAAATAAACATATAAAGTAGCGGATAAAGTGCCGACACGTAATAAATAACTATATGGGATTTCGTTTGATTACTGATGAGGCAGCTGCCACACTCGATGAGTTTGAGTATATTTTTGAGGAGAAAGGCCGTAATGAGCCAAGATCATTGTATATACAAGGACCTTATATGGTAGCAGATGTAGTTAATAGAAATAAGCGAAAGTACCCCATACACGAAATGCGTAGGGAAGTCGATAGATATCGAGAGGAAATGATTAATAAAAAGCGGGCGATGGGAGAGTTAAATCACCCACAGTCACCTGATTTAGATTTAGAGCGTGCCTGCCACATGGTAGAGAATTTAAAAGAAGAGAAGGAAGGTGAAAAATATATATTTACCGGTAGATCGAAAGTACTAACAACGCCATGCGGGAAAATTGTACAATCATTAGTTAACGACGGTGTGTCTGTTGGAATGTCATCCAGAGCATTAGGTCAATTAAATGAGAAAGTGACCTATAACGAAGTTAGTCAGATGAGATTGGTTGCAGTCGATTGCGTTGCAGACCCATCATTTACAGAAGCTTTTGTAAATGGTATATTAGAATCTAAGGAATGGGTATTAAAAGATGATGGGCAGTTTGAAGAAGATTATGACAAATTTAGCAAGTCTTTAAGGAAGCTACCTAAGGGATCGGTTGCGACAAAAGACCATATTACAGAACAAATTATAAGTTTTATAAAAAATATTCACTGAGTAGTATAAATATTCATTGGGAAGCATAAATATATATTAGAATGGACGCACAATCTAGAATACACGTAAAGAAATTGATAGGGGCTATTCTAGATAAGAATTATAATAGCGCTCAAAAGCACCTGCAAGAAGCTGTTGATACAAAAATTAAAAACAGAATTAAGCTTGCAAGTAAAAATAAACTTTTTGACAAATAATGGATCCGAAAAAAATTAAACAACAGGGGAGTGATATTAAGCGAATATTAAAGGAGGCCACTAATGGTCTATTAGACTCTGAATCGCTGGCAGCTATCGAAGAAGCCTTCAATCATGAGGTCGAAGAGAGGTCGGTATTGAGAGAGTCAATTGCCTTAAATATTCAAGATGAGGAGTATTCTACTAAATTGATCGGAGTACTTGAGGCAGTTGATCGTGATAATGCTAAAAAGCTCATTAAGGTTGTCGAATCTGTAGATAAGAGTAATGCTCGCAAGCTTAAAAAAGTAGCCCAGAAGTTTAAGACAGCTCTAAATTCAGATGCTACTGCCTTTAAGGAATCTACTATTACTCATATAAGTGATTACTTAGATCTGTATATTGAAGAGAATATTCCGCAATCGGCAATTAATGAAGCTGTAAAAAATAAACAGGCGATGTCTGTACTAAGCGCTTTACGTGATCAACTATCCATTGGTACATCTCTATTAGATGAGTCAGTTAGAGCTGCCGTCCTAGACGGTCGAAGCCAGCTGGACACATTGACTGAATCTCTTAAAGCTAAAGATGAGCAATTAACTTTAGTAAATGAAAAGCTGAGAGCAGTTTCTGCTAATTTACTTCTCGAACAGAGGAGTGCAGGTCTACCAGCTAAAAAGAAAGAATATTTAAAGAGAGTACTCAATAACAAGTCGCCGGAATTTATACAAGAAAATTTCGACTATACTTTAAAGCTATATGAGCGGAAAGATAATGAACATCGCTCAACTTTAAAGGAGGAGGCTATGACTAGCAGAACAACGCAGGAAGATACTGTAGAGACTACTAGATTCCGTCACCCAGCTAATAGAGAAAAACTAATTAACGAGCAAGCCTCTTTAACTCGATCGAGAGAAGCAATTAACCCATATTTGGAACAATTGGCTAAATACAACTAATTTTTAACTAATTTTAATGAGGCTCAAAGGGCCTGAACTAAGGAAACAAAACGAAACATGAAAAATAACTCATACATCGACGGGAATAAGGCAAAAGCGCTTCTTGAAAAGTGGGCTCCAGTATTGGACTACACTTCAAAGAACATTGCACCTATTGAGGATGAACGTACTCGCACGAACACAGCGATCATGCTCGAGAACCAAGAAGACTGGTGTCAAGACCCGGATGGAGGCCTCCTTATGGAGACTTCGTATGCCGGTTCTAAGGCAGGTGGTGCTTTTGGTTCAAGCCAGCAGGGAACTGCTGGTGTAAAGAGTGGTGATAACTATGCTTCAGGTGACGCACGTCTTCCGAAGATTCTCATCCCGATGATTCGTCGAACTTTCCCTGAATTGATAAGTAATGAGATCGTTGGAGTTCAACCAATGAGCGGACCTGTCGGACTTGCCTTCGCTTTGCGATACAAGTACAACAGTGAAACTTTAGGTGATACTGTCATCGACGGTAAGTCAGGCGCTGCGGATAACCGTGCCGGCAGACAAACCGCCCCAAACTTTGGTTCCGGTAACGGAAAAAATGAGCTTGGGTGGCAACATCTTGATACTCGCTTTACGGGCGTGTCTACAAATCAACTTTCAGGTGATGGAAATTACTTCAATTTTTCAGCTCAGGATCAAGGCGTTGCCGAGATTCTTAAGAACTGGGAAATTAGTAACAAAATCCCTCAGGTTGATATCTCTTTTGAGAAGACCGCTGTTGAAGCAGGTACTAGACGCCTCGGTGCACGCTGGAGCGTTGAACTGGAACAAGACCTCAAGAACATGAACGGTATCGATGTTGATGCTGAGATCACAAACGCCATGGCGTACGAGATCCAAGCTGAAATCGACCGCGAAATGATTATCCGGATGATACAGACTGCGCTTAATGCCGGTTATGGTTCTGGATTTTCTATCTGGTCCCCAGCTTCTGCTGATGGCCGATGGATTGTTGAGAGAAATAGAGATTTCTATCAAAGACTTATCGTCGAAGCGAACCGAATTGCTACACGTAACCGTCGTGGTGCTGCTAACTTTATTGTTTGTACGCCACGTGTTGCCGCTATTCTCGAAATGCTTCCGGAGTTCCAATGGGCTCCGGTACAAGGCAACGTGAATACACAGCCAGTTGGGATCGCCAAAGTCGGTAATCTTGGTGGACGTTTTAATGTCTATCGCGATACTCGTACAGAGGCTCAAAACGCTAGCGTTTATGGAGATCAAGGATATGGAAACCAGCCTAATGGTACTGCCTACACAGAGGGTGTAGAATATGCATTGCTAGGCTATAAGGGTCCAGAATTCTATGATACCGGTATTATATACTGTCCATATATTCCAGTGATGGTCCAACGTACTATCGGTCCGCAAGATTTTGCGCCTCGTGTCGGTCTTTTGACTCGATACGGTGTTGTAGATAATATCTTCGGTGCAGATTTGTACTACCACGTTATCATTGTTCAGGGATTAGGAGCGGCTTTTACGCCTGCTTCACAGAGTGTATACTTCTAAGAAATTAGAGATATTATCTTTGCCTAGTTAAGACAATCAAACAACCGAAGGCCGTGTAGGGAAACCTACACGGTCTTTTCGTGTATATTAAGATTCCCCTAAAAGAAACTCTTGAGTACGAATCATCGATTCTGGAGTACCCATATCTGACCAGAAATTATTAAATGCATACCATTCAGTTTCTTTACGATTTGCATAATACTTATTTATATCTGTGATCTCTAATTCACCTCTAAGAGAAGGTTTCAGCTGATCTGCAACTGTATAAACTTGCGATGTATAATAATACATCCCAGTTACTGCCGAATCGGATATAAATGTTTTAGGTTTTTCTATTATATCAATTATCACAGAGTCAGTAAAACCATCAAATTTAGCAATACCAAATCGTTCCCATTCGTCAGTATGTGATAAAAATAAGCCAGACTTTACATCTGGAGAGTTGGAGCACATATTTATGAAATTAATTATGTTGTTGTCCTCTTCATAGAAGTTATCCCCTAAGATCACTATGAAGTCTTCAGAATTTGTAAACCCTTGGGAGAGCTTAAGAGCGCTTGCGATTCCAGGGGGTCTCGATGGATCGCTCATGTCTTGTATTTTATAAGAAAAATCTAACCCGCTCGCAAATCCATCCCCCAAATACTCGACTATTTTACCGCAGTGCTCTTGAGAGGTAATTATTAAAATGTCTGTTATACCAAGCGACTTCAATGTATTCACAGGGTATTGTATCATTGGCGTTGCTCCTGATTTAGAATATACCGGAAGTAAATGTTTATTTGTTGAGCTCGTGGCTGGGTTCATTCGAGTGCCTAAGCCCCCCGCTAGTATAATACCTTTCATAAATTATTTGCTGCTGCAACATCAATTAGTCGTTGGTGAGCACTTGGTATAGGTCTACCTAACGCTTCAGTTATTTTATCTACTGATAATACACAATTGCTTCTTCTACATTTCATAATATTCTGTGACAAAAGATCATCTGTTGAGTAAAATCTCTTTTTATAAATATAACTACTACAAGTATTGAGTATATCTTGTGCAGTTTTAGCGCCAGGGTTGACTATATTATA